ATAGATAAAGGGTGGATATCACTTGGTAAAATGATAGTCACATTTCTTGGATTCAAGATCGTAAATAACACTTACAAATCCTGTTACAGGTGTGATAGTAATATCATTTTTTGTTGGACCAGTTTTCCAAGCCCCAACTAGTTGAGGTTTTTCCCCTTTTTTACTGATAGCTAGTACAGCACCATCACGAAAGAATGCAGTTGCTACACCAGCATGATCTTCAAGTACAGCCATGAAATTAGATTGAATATTAGTATTACAATAAAGCTCAAAGTCTGTAGCAGGGTATCGATTTGATTCGTGAACTTGTGGCAAAACTGATGGAGTGTTGAGAATAGTTCCAAAAGCTATTGCCACAATTGATTTAAAAAACATAATTAATATATTCAGAGCAGGGATCCTGCTAGGAATATTATAAGAACAATTATGCAATTAACGGGATTGCTATTTCACTGATAGCAATACTCTACGCCGCGATATGTATAGCATCTACCTGTTTTATCTTCTCTGATAAAACTAACAACTTGCATATCATTAAGCTGATGATGATCACGCTCAACTTTAGAACGCAGATCTTTACGGCGTGCAGAAAGCATGCCTTGAACGGTTACGTTAGTCATTTGGTTGTCCTCAAAAGTGTGAATGAATTCCCGTTGCTTCGCCCCCTCAAGGGTTACTTGCGACCTAGCTAAAGGTTCAACGCACTTATTTATATTTTACCCTATATCTCTAGCAAACTCGAATTCAAATATACAACCCTGTAAAAAGGGCTTTAAATGTAATAGCTGTTCTTGATCAACATCACCTTGACCCGACCATTTCTCTAAAGTAAGAGAAACTGCAGAGTGCAAGGCGCGAACGCCTCGCTCATCTATTGTTATCTGTACGGTATCATTTTCCATACAGATATTGTATCAATGTGTATTAGCCCAATTGTCTCCACTGTCTGCAGAAGCAGCAATAGGGACTCTGAACTTATAGTATTCACCTGCTAATGGAGCAGCAGCTTCTAATAAGCTCTTGACTCGCTCTACTTCAGATGGAACTACAGAGAGCTGTACTTCATCGTGTACGTATGCACAGCGCGTGTAATCGGTGTTATAGGTGAGGCCTGCCTCATCAAGAAGATCCTGACCTACGACACACCACCGCTTAGATAAAATCGCCCCCGCACTTTGCAAGAGGAAGTTTAAGGAACTATGCTCAGCCCTACAAAAAATAGGCCTCCTATCAAGACCAGTAAGGCGGCCAGCTCCACGAACTCGTTGTTTGACGGCATTAATTAAAGGCTCCAATCCAGGAATAGCATCTAAAAACTTTCTTCTTAAGTCTTGGCCGAGAGATTTTTTCTGTGCGTCAGAGTACTCAGGATGTAATGAGTGGCCAAGCTTTGCGTCACCAGCCCCATAAATGAAAGCATAAGTGATAGTCTTGACTTCTTTACGAGTACAGCCAACACGATCAGCATTTTGCTGGTGTATATCACCATTGAGTACAACGTCAGCAAAGTTGCCATTGTCATAAACGCTGAGATAGTGGCCTAGGCACCTTAGTTCGAGCCCTTCTAAATCAGCTCCAACCATTACCATTCCAGGATGTGGAATAAATAGTTGTCGTGCCCAAGGTGCAGAAACGACCTGGCCCAAATTTGGAGATCGGTGCGCGTTTCTTCCGCTGATAGTTGCTAAAGAGCAAGTGTGATGAATACATCCATCATCTTCGATTGTATTAAACCAGCTATTGGTACCCTCTGATAACTGTCCCAACCACTTCTGTAATGTCAGCAAACGAATAAAACTTTCACAATCATCGTGCAGTGCTTGGTTGTCTTGCTGAAGTGCAACATCTCTCATCTCTGAAAGAGTAGCTTCATCAACCTTTGGTTTGCCTGTCTCAGTTACTTTAATAAAACGAGCACCCCTAAAGTGCTGAAGAGCCCAAGCAATATGCTGCCTACTCGTAGGATTGAATGGCAGTAGCTTGGTCATAGGGGCACCAGCAAAGTAGCCCTCTTTAGCATTCTTGCGCTTAGGTGTAAAAACCTTGCCAGGAACATAGTTATATTTAGTCAAAAGCTTCTCTTCGATATCATTCATCTCAGCTGAGAGTTCAGATCTGACACGGACCGCTGCATCCATATCAAAGCGAAAGCCACTGGCCTCTTGTTGAGCCATTAGTTCCGCCATACGCATTTCAAGAGAAACACAATCAAGCATCATCAACCTCCATTGCTTTGTTGAATCCAAATTTTTCTTTAATCGACTTCTCTCTTTCTTCAGACCGACTCTTTTGAGCAAGCTTCGCTACGTTCTCCATAACTTTGAGAGTATCTTCAATAGAAGAAGTTTTTGGCATACGTTTATGCACAATGTCAAAGAGTGGGAAAAAACGATCAGAAGCTTCGGTAATTTCTTCTGGAGTAAGAGGATCATTTTTTTCAGGCATTGTTCTCTCCGTTGTTTTCTTCATCTGAATAAAAGCGATAGGTGTACCAGTTATTAGTAAAGCTGTCTCTTAGCCACATTACTGGGCATGAGTCTAGCCAATCATAAAATTCATCAGACATAATCATTCATCCTGCGTTGCATAAGTGCCCAAAGTTTCATAGTTACAGCTGTATCTTGAATGCAATAGTCAAGCATCTCAGGAGTATATTTATCCCATGCTCCGTCGTGCTTACCAAAATCCCCTTTAAAGCATTTAAGTCTGTGACCCCAGGCTTCAAGGGAATGACGCCCGTACAAGCGAAGAGGCATGCCTGCAGGCTGCCGTTCGTGATCTCTATCTTGAATGTGCGGATAAAATAGTCTGCTAAGAACAAGAGTATCCATCACTGTGCCGACAGGATTGAAGGCAGGAAACTGTTCTTTGAGAAGTGGAATGTCAAATGAAATGATGTTATGCCCAATAAGCACATCAGCATTTTCTAATTGCATTACTCCCTGAATGAGTTCTCGCTCAGGTTTATGATCATAGACGTAAGTATTACCATCATCACCATTGCGAGTAACAATACAGTGAATACTGGAACCACGCCTGAGAAGGCCGGTAGATTCAAGGTCAAATAATAGTTGAGTTGTCATTGGTTGTTTCTGGATCTGCGACATCAAATTCATCTGGTGCGAAATCTTTTCTTCCCGTGAAATTTTTCGGGTCGCTTTTTGGGTCATCATAGGAATTAAGTGAGTATTGATCGTCTAAAGATATGGGCTCAATTGATATAGCTAATTCTCTGGCTAATCTTGCTGCTCGTTTAAATTCGTCTTTATAGCGTGTCTCCCAATCGTGGGACAAGAAATAGATGTTTCTAATGCCCATAACATAGCACTGGAAGACGCAATGTGAAAACGGATAGCGTGTTGTATATACAACAGCTCCAGGTGTAGGAGTACCTCGCTTTGCTGCAGTTGCAATTGCATGTGACAGACAATCGACTTCTACTTGAGAAGCTGTATAAAAGCTACGGCCATCTCCGATAACTTCTCTATCCCGAACAAGGACACAACCTCCGGGTGCAATAGGATGCGAGGATGCTTGTGCAATTGTTTTAGCAAGTGTCAGAAAGAATCGATCTTTGTTCTTAATATATGTTGGATCTCCTTTAGGACTTGGCATATGTCACGTTATGACTCTAGTATTTCTATATTAGATATTGAAAGACGATAACGCGAACATCAAATGAATAAGAAAGAGTTCACTAACAAGGCATATAACAAAAACACAATTGATTTTCCTCAAACTTTTTTTGATGATAACTGGGGTGATGATCAAAGATCAACATGGAAGACATCAATCGCTTTTGAAGAAGATTTGGTAAATAGTCCAAGTCATTACACAAAAGGTAGGGCTGAAGCAATTGAAGTCATAGAGGATGCAGTCAGCGAAGCTCCCGGTGCTTATACAGGATTTTTGCAGGGACAAGTACTTAAGTACATGCTCAGGTTGTGGCACAAAATTGATGCTAAACAAGATGCACAGAAAGCACGTTGGTATTTAAACAAACTGATTGATTCGCTAGACTAGATAGGCGCTGAGAAGCGCCTTGACGATCGTTAACATCGACGAAAGAACAGATAATTGTTACGTAGTTCTAGGGATTCATGATCCTGTATATGTGGCATTAATTGTTTATAAATTTGATCTGTATCGTGGATATGGTGCTTAAAATAAACGCAGTAACCGTTAGCTAACTCCTTATCAAGCGGATAATACCAAGCATATACTTGAAAACATTCCCAAGGATCTAGCCCTTGTGAAACCCAACTGTTCAGTTCCTCAAGGCGCTGGGCAGTTTTTACTATGTGAGCTTCATGTGCATGCTCTTCTGGAATAAACAATTCACCATAATAAAGAAGAGCGTGCTTCCACATAAGCATCCCATCTTTTTGAATAAGACGGCAAGGATGAACTGAGTTCCCAGAAGGCAAATTGTAGAAGTAATCCTTAGTTATGTGCTTGGACATTAAATCTCACCTTTAGTGTCCTCGTAATATTCCAAATCTTTCTTCCAGTTATCTCCTGCATATTCATTGTAAATAACTCTTCCTACATCTCTGAACGAACTATAAAACAGAGAGATGCGGTCAATATCACTTACGGAGTGATCTAAGGGGGGACCATAGACAATGACATTCCAGGTTGATGGACACACGGATTCAAATCCTGCTGACGTTGCTCGAAGCTGCTTAATCCTTTTAAATGGAATACAAATAGGATAATCCCAAATAACAGGGCAAGCTCGTAGAATTTCTGAAGCACTCGAAAAATAAACAAAGCTATTGATATAGCCGTTTCTATATTCGTTGATGGTTTTGTTAAGCCATATCCTAGAGTTTTTAACCGCTCCTTTTGCTGCAACCCAGACGTTTCCATGCCACCGTTCTTGAAGCGGATTAACCTCAATAGATGGTATAGATGTCGCATTTACGAGCACCTGTTGAACAGGATCAGAAGTAGGATCAAAATCAATACTTCCCATTACAGATCGAGCACGCTCAATAATTTGAGGTGTTGGATAAAGAGGAAGTTTTAAACTTTCTTGTTTTAGTTTATCCTGTAAATTCTGATGCAATCGCTCTGAGGCTTTCTTGGCCCCGACCTGCTTCGATTGCAAATGTTCTTGTTCCAGCATCACTGATCAATGTAATTAAAACGTTTTGAGTCCAATCATTTTCATCAATCTCTTCCATAAGTCCACGAAGGAACTTGAGGATGTCCTCATCTTCTTCACGTTCAGCTACACGAATGTCAAATTCAATTTCATTGCCTGACATATATGTAGTTGAATCGTTCATCAAGTTAATGACAAGAGACCCCGCGCCTTTCTTAGAAAGACCGTTGAGAGCAATATCAATAAGATCAGAAAGTATCAATTCAGCAGTTGCCATAAGGAATTTCTGCTCTTGCTTCTTATCTTCACCAAACTTGTCGGATTTAATAAGCTGTTGTAAAAGATCTGTTCTTCTAGACATAATTGGATGACTCTCTCTAAAGAATAATTAATTTAAAAGTCGTTTGTGGGATTTTCATCTTCGTCGTTATCAATAGGATTATTCAGAAGATCTAAATAATCTTTATTAATTTGACTTGGGTGGGTGCCAGTTAACATGTCAATCATTACAGCTTGGAAGCGTGAGCCAAAGTCTGTATTTGGATCAAGCATCATGTCTTCATCAATAACGGATTCAGAATTAGCTTCGAGTTTCTCTTGCTCTTTAATTGCCTCTTCCATTTCATATTCTGCGATCTGCTGTTTTAAGGAGTGCAACTGACACGCAAGTTCAAAACTTTCGCTGAAAGATTCTTGATCTACAAATACCCCAATCTTTTGTGGTATTAAATGAAATGGATTACAGCAGTACTTATTGCCACATGTAGTCTTAACTCCAGTAAAACCTAAGTCACCCCAGGTAAACCACATAGCAACACGTTGAGGATGGTGCTGTGTAGAGGAGCTAATGCCGTGCCTTCTCCAAGAGAACTGAGGCTGCTGTGTATTTGGATTACGGCAGCCATTCCAGTCCCAGCATTCATGTGGATCTCCTATATCTACTTGACTCCAAAATTTCAAAGCACGTTTCCGCTCTTTTTTAAGAAGCCGGTTGATATCGAAGGAAAGCCTGCCTTCCCTAGCAGCAGCTACACACCTGACACATGCCTGATGGCTGTCAAAGCGCATGGAGCTGCAACTAAAGCGACCTATGGCATGTCCGGCATAGAGACAAAGCTCACCTGGCTCTGCGACATTAGACAGTTGTAGATTTCGTCTGCCATAAGCATGTCCACCGCGTTTCTTACTGGGCTGTGACTCAGACATTAGATTGTATTTTGAGCTGTGTATGAACCACCCAAGGCAGGATATTGATCATCAGCAGGGAGAAGTTCCAAGTGTTTATTGATCATATATTCATAGCGAGTGGAGTTTTCGTATTTAATACGCACAAGCTTGGCCCTTGGTGTGTAGTACTCAGGCCTGCCAACAACTAGAGCAATCATGTTGTTAGGAGCAACACGAACTCGTTGCCCGATTTGTACATCGTCTGCATTCATATTGATTACCAATACTAATAAAAGTTTAATTAAAAGTCCTTTAAAATGTGATCTTCAGGAAGAGGATCATCAAGAGGACGTTGCCAAACACGGATTGACTTGAACTTGCCAGTAACAGAATCCTTTCGGGAAGTTACAAACTTTCTCCAACCTAATGTTTGAAGGCAGTCTGTAACACGACGGGATTCTCTTCTACCCTGTTGTCTGGGGTCAAGCTCAAGTGCTGTGGTCAAGATGTCAGTGACATTAACCTCTTCTCTAATGGCAACATAAGAAGCGATCTTATCCATCCAAGGATCAGGATCACCAAACTGTTGTATGTATTCAGAGATTTGAGCAATCTCGCCACTATCGAATTCATAGAGCTGCCCGTTTCTATAAGCCTGCACAGCTGCAGACCACATAGAATCTCTTTCTTGAGACAGGCGTTTCCAAGGAATTTGAAATCCATTAGGAAGTTCTAGTGGGATAAACCTCCTGTTACCGGTACTGTCAACCAGAAACTGGTTACGATTAGTAGTACCAATAAGAAAAAACCTGCGATTAAGCTTAGAAGGTAATGCAGCATAAGGATAACGTACTTCATCACATCTAGTAGTAATTAGATTCTTGAAGTTTTCAATATTCTTAGCACTAAAGAAATGATCGATCTCAGGCAGTTCCAATAACCACGCAACATGCATTCGATACTGCTCCTTCATTAGTGTATCTAAAGGAGTAGTAATTTCAGCAAATAAACCAGACGGAACTAGATGTCTACTGAACATAGATTTACCAGCACCTTGAGCACCAACTAAAATTGGTAACCATGACATAGAGCAACCAGGATCAAATGCCCTAGCAACTGCACCTATCATCATTCTTTGGAGTGCAAGAGTAGCAATACGATGAGTGTTACCTAAATAAATTTCACCAATATTTTCCCAACCTGCATGGGGAGCATTATTGTCAGCGCAATTATTTAGATAACGCTTAATAGGACAATAATTATTTCTACCTGCAGCGTATTGAATAGCAGCTTTGACTCTTTGTTCAGGTATGAAAATACCATTCTCACAACTAAGTTTAGTAGTCATAAGTTCTAAGTCATTGCCTTGTAGGGCAATTGTTAGTCCAGTATTAGTTGTATATTCAATAGATCCAGTTAATTCATTTTTCCTAAGATCAGAAAATACAGACTTAACTGATTCAACATCATTCGCTCGTTCTTTAGCAGCATCATCAGAGCCCTTCTTAGGGCGACCACGCTTCTTAACCAAACTAATGTCTGGTATAGGTTCAATCTCTGGAGCCTCACTCATATTATTACCTCCTTTATGATGAGTAATTATTTGATCTAGATCAGGGATAGGATCGAATTCGGTATATCCGAGTGCGTTTCCTACAGCACCAAAACGAAGATGATCTGGTAGATGCTTAGTCCAACTACTATCTTGTTTCTTCGCTAATGAATATAGCGTAGTGTGCCCTGAATAGTTACCTAATCCCTTCCATTTGAAGGGACGGATATTCTCTTCCTTCTCGCCATGGTGACCTTTAAGTACCCATTCAACCCAACTATCAAACATGACGTTGCCAATGCCAGCACATGCAGCCATAACAGGCACGTAGTAGCTTTCGTACTCACCATCTTCTGAGGGCTTTAGAAAGTTTGCTAGCAACCACTGGCAGCGTTCAATATCTATAGGAGAGACATCGTTAGCAACAAAGTCAGTAGGCCTGTCTTCATAGTCAATATCCTTTAAAAGGAATTCAGGCACAAAGGCACCATCATTCTTCTTGACTATTGCTTGTGTATTGCCATACCAAAGTCGCTCAGGTTTTTGACCGCAATTGTCTGCAAGCTTTTCAAGCTCTAGCTCGGCAAGTAAACGGTTAACAACTAACCAGTAAGCACCTCGATGCTGGTTGATTGATTCAAGTGTAATTTCCAGTGGGAATAACGCTCTGAATCTATGCTCTTGATCACTGTGACTAGATGAAGTATAAGTAGCAACACACCATTGATTTGCTGTATCACATTCCCAGAATCTATCAAGAGTAGTATCGCCGTCAAAATCGATAACAATTAAGTTACTACCGTTTGCGTTATCAGACTTACGGTGACGATCTAGGAAATGAGTGGCACACCAGCCATAGCCGTGCTGTACCCATCCAAGTAGCCAGTCAATATCTTCAAAAATATTAGACCAACCTTTGGAAACCTTCTCAGGATTTTGCTTGTTCTTGCATCTCTTGTGAACCGATATTTTCAGTTTCATTATCTATTTCGTGGAATTGACTGACTCTTTTTAGGAATCTACTTTCGTATAAATTAAGTTGATCGCCATCAATAAATATACCTTGGGAAATCTCCGGTGTAGAGACGATGATTAAAGCTACATCGCATTTAAAACCAGTACGCTCTTCTAAGGCAAGCCGGTAAGCCGCCATTTGTTGAGCACACTTTTGATACTTCCTAAACCCACCGAAGCCCATTCGATCACCTCTATCAGGGAACGAATTTCTATATGGACCGTTGCTTGTCTTAAAGTCCGCTATCACCTTAACACCTCCAATCTCACCTATCAAGTCTGGACATCCAGCGTAACGATGTTCTGTACTCCAGACAAAAGCAACTTCTTTGTCGTCGCTCCGTAGGTGGTACCAGTCAGGCCTAAGTGGGCGCTCACTCCAATGCAGTACATCAAACCAGTCCAGGTAGGTTGACATGCCATTCCAAAAGGGTTGATACTCTTCTGGAACAGCTGGGTCTAAACCTCTAAGATAGTTTTCGCAGCCAAGGTGGATGGCAGAACCTCTCTTAGATGCTTCTTCTAGTGCACCGGGATTATTTGTTTGCCATGTAGCCAATGATTTCTTCGATTTTTCTGATTCTGTAGCAGACAGCACGGTAGTAACGGAAGGCATATACATTCCGCTACATAGGTATTTACGATAACCAGCTGCCGTTTGAATGCGGAAAGGCTGATCAGTAGTCATCTTGTGTTAGTTGTTCCTCTTGAAAACCTGAGCTGAAATTTGTAGGTTGGGTCTGTTGTTGAAACATGGCATATAGCTGCCCCGTAGCATTTCCAACAGCTTCTGTCACTTGAGCCATAGCAGCAACTTGTTGTCTAAGTTCAGCTACTTCTTGACGAAGAGCAATTACATGATCCATCAGGCTAGGCTGTTTAACTACAGGCGGCGCTGGTTGCTGAACAGGCTGTGGAGCAATGGCTGCTTGATGAGGAGTTCCAGGGTCGTTACTGCCAGTCATAATTGCTGCAATACGTGCCTGTAATTCAGGTGGAAGATTATTTATATTTGAATTAGTCATTAGAAGTCAGTATCATTAGATTGTTTTTTCGTTGCTTTTTTAGGAGTTACTCGCGCTCCGCTTTTGTCGTCACCACCAGCCGGGAGACCTTTCTCATCAACCTGTTTTCCATCAAATGGATCCTTCCCTTCAAAGAAATTAGGAAGCCAGATTGATTCTTTTTCTTTAGCCCACTGCTCTTTAATCTTTGGAGAAACAGCTCGGACTTTTGGTAAGATACTATAGCTTGTTTCAAGACCAGTGCCTTTACGGCTGATTTTAATCGAGAAATTAGCGAGCCCTTCTTCTGTCCAAGTGTAGTCATCAATTTCTTGCAAGATTTCAGTTAGTTGCTCACGCAATGATTTTTGTTCTATAAACATCACTTCAAGACGTGCACGAGACGCAGAACTAGCAGTCCAAGCTAGGAATCGTCGTGGCTTGACGAAGGTGCCATCAATTTTGGGGCGGTCTGGTTTACTCCAGTCGGTTTCTCTAGCCAGATCACTCGGTGTTCCAGGATGAGAACGAGTAACAACGTAGCCGTTGAAACGAAGATCACCAGTCTTGTCATCACGGCATTCGGATGCATATTGCCATCCGACGATTGCGTGTCCTGTTTCGTAGCATCCGAGCAGGCGAAACTCTTCGGAATCACCATCTTTAAGTGAGCTTGGTTTCCAATAGGGTTGTGGTTCTTTAGTTTCAATTTTATCTTTAGGTGTTTCTAAAAGTTCGGGTGGAAGTACTTGAAGGGTCATATTAAATATTTGTTGACCCTATTAATATAAGCCGGTAATTGATTAAATGTGGGCCAACAAAAGCTCATATTTATATAGATTATTGGTTAGATTCTGAAAGGAATTATATATAACTATGGAACGGGAATATCCTGTTCCCGGCACAGAAGGAAAGTATATTGCAACTGAATCAGGTGAAGTGTACTCTTATAAAACCGGGAAGAAAAAAATACTCAAACAAAGTGAATTAATAAGCCCAAGGTCTAAACGTAGAGACATGAGAGTTGGAATGGTTATAAATGGAAAGAAAAAAACACGCAGAGTATCTAGAGTTGTACTGTCTGCAAAATTAAACAGAGTGTTAGAAGTGTGGGAGCATGCATGCCATATTGATGGCAATCATTTAAATAACACAATGCAAAATTTACAAGCAGGATGCTTTCTCAACAATATAATTGATGACATAGAAAATAAATCACGGCAGACATCTAAAGAAGAAATCGACCGTGCTATTCAACGTTTGATTGAAGTGCGGAAATCTCTGTAAACAGGGTGCTCCCACCAATACGGTGGGCGCTTTCTGTACTTACAGAACAAAGGCTTAGTAGTCTGGCGTCGGATCAATCTCCGAGTATCCAACCGAGCTAGAGTCCGCTGGCGCACCCCGTTTAGCTGGTGCACGTTCCTTTCTAGTAGTGAAATCATCCGCGACAATGGCGCGATAGGCACTGTCAGAATCATCCTTACGGTATTCGCGCAGATAGCCTTGCACACAGATAGGGCGTCCCTTACGAATACGCGCAGAGATTTTCTTTTTACGTTGTTCATGTGTCTCCATGTATAGCCATGTAGTAATTTCTGAATCATCTAAAGTAGTACCAATTTTGACTGCTACTTGGTTATTTTTACGTTCTTTAATCTGATCATCACCAAAGAAAGCGTTACCCAAAACGATTTGATTGATGTACATGTTTTGAGGAATATTAGGCTCTAACGTTTTGATAATTAAATCAAGAGGCTCTTTAGGATCATCAGAGAAACTTACTTGTCCACTTACAAGGACTCTTGAATTAGGCTGCCAACCCTTGAATGCTTTGAGCTTGGGTCCTTCATTGTTGTAACAGAGAAGCCTAAGCTTGACCTCTCCGTTGCTATTAGCAGAAGGCACGACAGCATTTGCAACACAATAATCGATGCCAGCAAATGTAATTGTATCTGATGAATGGGATTTGAGTTCAACAGTTGCTGTAATAAAGTTCATTATCACCAATATTAGTTTTACCAGTTCTCATACTACATCCCCAGATTGGCTATCCGTGGGCCACATGGCATTTGCAACTGTAGGAACATTTTCTTTTAAGATCTCCATACAATTGAGAGCGATCTTTGTGTGTTCCCATTGCGTACCATGCCAAGCTCTTAAGTCGCAGTAATGCAGCCAGCTGCGGATTGTGCCTGACATATACAACCTTGTAGTTGTATTTAAAGGGAGTACAGATCGAGCACATTCTTTAGCAACTCCGTGACCTAGCAGCTTGTTATAGAGAGCTTTAGATTCCTCGAAGTGTTTATTTATACTGTGCTGCAACCGGTCTTGCACAGCCACATTTAAATCGTCTATGGAGTTTTGTCTGTTTGTTGTGTCCTGACGACGTAAATGCGGTAGGTCCAGATCCATCGCTACTGCATAGCGCTGTGAGAACTCTTGAAATGAGAAAGATCTGTGTCTGAGAATTTGCGGGCTAATAGCTCTTGTAGTCTGGATCTCGACGCAGAGACTTGCCATCTCAAAGGGAGACCAGTGTCCGTTTTTGATGAGATATTTGAGCAGTCCTTCGACATTTGGATTATCCTCGTTATTTGGGTTTGATACTCTTGCTATTTTACCAATTAGCTTTTCAGCGTCAGGTGTTATCCATACAAGTTTAGCTTCATGCATATTTAGCAATTAGTTTACGTAATTGTTTCATTGTTAATTGTGATCCGTAGCCAGCTACAATCAACTGCAGTCTAGCTATTAGATCAGCTTTGGTCCGTGATTTTGCCATATAAATTTGGTCTGATTCTTCCAAAACCAGAATGAATTGATTGAATTGTGCCTTTGCCTTTTAGCTTGTCATAGTAATGATCAAATATATCAACCTTAGTGTATGCGCGAACAGCATGTATCTTAGTATCACCTTCTTCAGTGAAGGTTATAAGATGAACATCTGTTGGTAAAGTTGCATCATCAAAATTGTCTATATCTACATCATCAGCAATAAATTGTACTTTTGTCATTAAGCGTATTGAGGAAGATTAATGTTGTTTGTCTCAAAAAACGCAGGCATTCTGGAGCTGCGTGTTTCAATAAGACCTGCTGCTTTACCTTTGGAATACAGGTGATCTGAATTAGTCATCCAGAAATTGCCTGAAAGGTAACGACTTTCGTGTTTTGCTTGCAGAGGTTGCAGTACCCAGGCAATCGTGGCACGACGAAGAGCATTCATCTGCTTATCAGACTTAAGCCCCATTTGCTCGCAAACCAAAGTGTTAGCCGCGACATGAGTCTGTTCGTCACGTGAGATATCTGCACTAGTTGTACGCAATCCTGTGTCACCTAAGAATCGGAAGATCGGGAGGAGGACAAAGAACACGGATCTCTCAAGTACAACAGCTTTGAGAACAGGGTGCCTATCCAGTTCCAGCCATGTTTTGCATATATGGGCAGCTTCTCGCTCAAACTGAGCTGGTACCTTGTGGGCTCGTGCTGCATAATTAAGTGCAATGTCATGCTTGTCTTCATCCTCAACGTTTGAGATAAGTAGTTCTTTGCAACCTTTGACATCCGGGAGATCACCTTTCATAGCTTCACTAATGAAGTCACCTACAGGGATCTCAAGGCATCTCAGTGCTAATGCACGTTGAATGACTTCTTCACCACCTTCGAGGAGAGTACCGGCGTCAATCTGTACTGGAGTCCAGGTACGCTTGCGCTCATGCAAATGAATGTAAGGAGTTTCTGCTTTCATGTTTTTGGGAATTTGGTTTACTCAGCGCAGCCAACGCAATTTTCAGGGCCGTTGAAAAGTTCATCAATCTCTTTATCCATATCTTGCATTCCTTTGCTATCCCACTCTTCAAACCCGAACATAGTTCCAAAGTCGCCATCGAGCGCAGCTAATGCATCATCTTTGGCTTGAGTATTTTGCATTACTTGCAGAGAGTAATACATACTGGTTTGGGGAGAGTTGATCCACTCTTCAATAAATTCGTTGGTGTATGAAACAACGTCCGACCATGTGTTGTAACTATAGCCATGAGCAAGACCTGTTTGATTAATCATTTCCATGATCCCATCAACAACTCTTTTATAGACATCAAAGCCTACCTCTTCAGCTGTTTCAACATTGCCGTAGTCAAATGTTTCAACACCAAATGTAGAGCTGTCCCTATCAACATTACGCCCGATCGGCGGTGCGATTTCGGGGGTAGTTGTATAGCCTGCTCGGTCTGTATAGCGATAGGAGCAACTAGCAGTAGGAGCAATAGCAAACGCACGGTCCATATTGGCCTCACGTGCTACAGCAGCTGCTGAGTTAATTCCTTTTTGAAGTGCTTTCACTATATTAAGTGCAGGTTGAGTCACCATCATTTCCCACTGTTCGTGGTTGTTAAACTCAAGTGCATCAGCGAATTGTGAGTAAGTAACACCCTCAAGAGCTAGCAGATTCGCTAAGCCAAGGATGCCTAAACCAACTTGCCGATCTTCTTCTTGAGTTAGGTATTCACCTGTACTCTCCACACCTGTTTTACTATGCAGATTTACTAGTTCTTGCATTCCATCAGTAAAGGCTTGTGGTAACTCTTCAAGAGAACACCCAGAGACATTGATGTGCTCAAGTAAACAAGTGCCACGGCTACGCAGGAAGACTTCTAAACACACATTTGCGTGAATTCTTTGACCATCTTGATCGTGACGGATCTTGGCTAACCAGATATCACCTCTAGCAATCCCTTTGAGAATTTCGCCTTTGACTTCATCGCTGGTGCTTTGCCATAGAGGCATAGTCAAGTTGATGCAACGCTTAGCCCAGGGAAGCTCTGATCTAGGGCAATTGACAAACTCAAGAATATCTGGGTGGTTGATATCTAAGTGCAGTACAACTGCTCCATTTTTGTAAACACCTCCTCTACGGAGCTGTTCGTTGAGGCAGCTATATATCTTGCCAAAGCTGACCGGGCCACTTGCAACGAGTCCTTTGCCGTTATCAATGCCTGCAGCTCTGAGTTTATAGAGGTGGACCGCAACTCCCGCTCCAAAGCGAAGAGCGTGGCTGACAAATCTCCAAGATGCTTCAATTCCATTAGGGCCTGTCATCGAATCTTCCACCACGTAGACCGTGCATGAAACTGGTAATCGACTGGTGGGATTATCGATCCAGTTTTGAACCCGACCTGTGCGGGCAATTGCTTTATTACTTTCCATTTGTGTCGTAGTGAGTAGGTGTTAATTCAGGGATACAGTCTTCAAGCGAAGGTGGTTTGTAGTTTGGACCTTTTAAAACCTTGCCATCTTCTCTGTAAATCGGATTACCTTGTGTATCTAGTTTACTTAGATTACTCTCATAAACGAGGTTCATTGCTTTATCAAGATCTATATTAAATGCAGCTGCAAACTGATAACAAACAAATACCAAATCTGAAAGCTCTTTAATGAGATTCATTCTAGTAGTAACATTTTCAGGATCTGCGTAGCATTCATCGATCGCTTCAAGAAGCTCTTTACCTTCTTCCCGAATAAGATCTTTCTGCATGTCCCATAGTTTCTTTTTAATGAAACCGTATCTAGAAATGTTTGGCAAAATCTCTTGTCCAAAGATTTTACGAAACACAACTGCTTGTTCAAGAAGTGTCATTTATTTTTCACGGAGGGTAATACGGCCACGATCTAAATCGTAGGGACTTAATTCAACTGTTACTCGATCACCAACTAGTAGTTGGATCTTTCTTGTAATTAATTTACCGGAAGCACGGCAGAGACATTTGTGACCAGTTGGTTCTTCCAATTCAACATTGAAATATCCATTGCCACTTTCTTTAAATATCGTGCCCTTTGCTTGTATTACATTAGCTTTTTTGCTCATGTTTTTTAGTACTGAAATATAGTTTGTAGTATTTTGAGCACAGCGCTTTAATAGCCGCTCTGTCTTCGAATTCTTCTAGGTCTTTTAAATGAGCAGAGCAGCCTTCTAATTCTCCGATAAGGAGTAAATATTTAACTGCTGTCATTAAAATCCTTTAGCCTTTCCCTTTTTTCTTTTCTTTTTCTGAACTATTAAATTGTCAGGAGCCATTCGAATCAATTGCTCATCTGTGTTTCTATCAAGCAAATCACAGATGCGATCTACGGCATGGGCAAAGATCCCCGCTTTAGATGTTTTGTTGAGCATATGAAGAGCTAAATCAAAGATAAACTCTTCTCTTTCATGTTCTGTCATCAATTGGTGGAAAGTTGTAGTAGTCTTTGAGTTCTAAATAGATGTGATCAGCACCAGCCAGGAAGCGCTCATTGAGCGCCTCCCAGATTTTCGGTTCAGGATCTTCATCATTGTCGATCACTAAGGTGTAGACGTATCGCATTTGGTGTATGTAATGATGTACCTATATTGAATGTTGCCTTTTGAATCAAGCATTGTTTGGTGAGTTAATTCACCATCCAATAGCTTAACCACATTGTCCAGTTGTTGGGTTATGCCAAGATTCTGGTGTTTCATTTATCCATTCTTTAGTACGTTCAAGTGAAGGGATTGCTAGACGTATCCCAGGTGATTCTTTTTCAAGCTCTGGATTCATGTCAATCCAGGCTTGTATGTAGTCTTCAGCTTTCATAGTGGGAACACTTCAAATGGGTCATAGCCCAACCATTCGCAATAGCTCATGTGGACTTCTTTGTCTGAACTGTCGAGAAAATCATCTCGTTCCATGAGGTCATTGCTAACAACAATGATCTCTTTAATCATTTGGTCGCGTGTCATTTAGTTACCTCTTGTACTTCATAGTCAGTTAGTTCTTCGGAAACATGCCGAACTTGTTCAATCGCTGGCAGCACCCATTTATCTGGATGCAAGTCAGTTGTTATAAAAAAGGAGACTTTGTAGGTTGTCATTCAGGGTGTGCGTAAGTGTATGCATCAAGTGTTGCTTGTAGATGTTCAATGATGCTGTTGGCACCAACAAAGCGTTCTACACTCTCTTCTTCGTGTGCACAGAATTCATATTCTGTTTCAGGATCAATATCGCATGCAACTGTTTCATGTACGACTACAAGAGTTGGTGATAGATCAACTTTAAGTTCTTCCGCAAGCGCTGTAGGTGAGCCATTGGGTGCCTTAAGTGGTACAAAATCCAACTCAAGTTTTTCAGATTCTGTCAAAGTATTAACATGCTCTTTTAGTCGATTACATGGAGCACAGTTGTCTTGGGTAAAGACATATAAGTGATAGGATTTCATCATTTATTCAGCAGATTGACCATTGGTGAAATAAAAGCCACCAATGCAATTATCTAAGTTAGATGTAGTAATATGGCGGCTATGTTTGTAGCAGCGCATGCCTGAATGATAACTAATCATCACGGGTTCGCCAACCCTTACTGTGTCCAAACGATTACACAGAATGAGCCTAGTTGACGGCGGCTTGCGTTTGTATTGTATCTCGGCTTCGTAGCCGAAGTTTTGATCTTCTTCCAAAGTCGTTGGATTGAAGACAGTGCGTGGCCCTGGAGTGGAAACAGGAATTGCTTCCATTTCTGCTTGTAATTGTTTTGCCATGAGTTAATCAGGTGTTGTGAATGTAATTTGATTGCCTTCCTCATCACACACTTTTACATCGTCAGACGTGGAGTTATCCCAAGTGTGAGTGATGCTGTCAGTGCGATCGTAGAAGTCAACTTCATCCTTGTTGTCTTGATGCCAGGATGAAAAGCCGATTCCTCCATTCCGCTGCTCTTTAAGAGTGATGCCGCGCAGAAACTGAAGTTTGCTGTCAGGCAATTGATCGCGTTCCACAGTAATGTAAACCTCCATGGGAACTTCGATGATGCAGGTGATTTTCATCGGTCAATCAGGTGTGTGGGTAGGTGGGTCAAGTTTGGCAATGATTGGTTTGTACTTAGATAGATATTTCTCAGCTTCGGCACGCCATCTGCGATTATTCGCATCGTGCTCTTCGTCAGTATTGAGTTGAATTAGCCAATCAAGCTTGTCATCACGGCTTTCAAAAGATTGGTCGTATCGGCGTTGCCAATACTTGCATCTCATTTTGAGAAGCTTAAGAAAAACTTCGCATTCTTCTTGTGTAAGGTTCATGGGTCAATCAGGTGTGAGTGGATCCTGTCCAATGCAGCAATTGAAGATCAAGAATTAGGTTTGGGTGTGCAGCGAATGATTCGCTTAGCATCAGGGCATAAATCGTATAAATCTTTGATTGCAGATCTTGTATCTACCGAAGTCACAACAAACTCCTGTTTATCTCCACGATCATCTACATAAATAATGTCGTAGTCATTCATGAGTTCGGTAGGTGCAATTTAAGTGGCGGAAGATATTTCTTCTCTGCAAGATACTCTTCAACTGTTTTACGCTGATCCATCGTGAGATAACCAAACAAAATATTAAGTATTTGGTTTAGATAATGCTCAGGACGTTCGGGTGAATCTTGAGCAAGTGCTGCATGACATAGCAACACAAGATCAAGCACATCGTAACTTTCAAGTTTGAGTTCTGCTGGAAGAGATTTGTCCATTTATAATTTCCAAGTATTCTTGTGGGTTGTTCTCTAAATGCTGCAACAATGATATGAAGGTAGATAACTGCATATCATTTGCATTTAGATCGAGGTTTAACAAAACGGAGGTAAGGTACCTCCGAGTCAAACACAGTTCAGATATGACGTTCGACAATGGATTTCAAAAGTCGCCTTCTTCAGACTTAGTATCTACAGTCTCTACGGTAACTGGTTCGATAGGCTCCTGGAATCCAAGTCCAGATCTGATGATATTCACTGCAGATCGCATAGTCTCATCGAGCTTTTCTGCTTTGGCTACTTTATTTTTCAGACCACGCAGATCTTTGAACTGGTCATACATACCCTGATCAGAGATACGTGCACGGCCTACTTTGATAGCTGCAAGACAAGGACGCATACCAGTAGAGCCTTTCCATGTATCAAGGCTGAAGGGACTCGTAAGACCGTCTTGCTGCTCCAATCCCAGCAGTCCAGTCATTACACACTGAGACCAAAGAGTAGTGAGTCCTGAAGTAATCATGATCTCGTGACCACTTTTGGTAGTAACAAACAGATTAAGCTTGCTAGCTTTGAATTCACCAATATCATCAGCAACTGAAATGCCAGTCAGAAGAATGTCATAAAGAGTACCCAGTGGCTTGCCAGTAGTAGGAATAGTCAGTGCACGGTGCTCTTTTTCTCCAACGTACTCAAAGAAGACAGCATCGGAATCTTTGACAAGTCCAATGCCAATCATCATCTGTACATCTGAAGTCTGACCGCCTTCAAGCTCGGCAACAATAAGTGCAGAGTTGTCAACAACTTGAGTGTCAAATGCAGTGGAAACAATAGTCATGTGAATAAAAAAATGTACGTGAACAAACGCCCATAAGGGCAATAACCGTTAAAGGCGCTGAGAAGCGCCAAGGTTGTATTCAGGCTGCTGCTACTTGGTTGTTAAGCTCAGCCAGTTTTGCCGTTGCCAAACACTGCACAACAGTCCATACAAGCTCCCCAGAAAGCTGGTGAAGATCGCAGGCATATTCGACAGTGTCTTCAATTACCTCTGTTAGTTCGTCGAGGTGAGGACGTGAAAGTTCCATGTTTCAAGAATATAAACATCAACCCTTTAGGGGCTACCTATTTAATATAGCCGTTAAGAAACGGCTTGTCATTAGATATCACCACTTAAATAAGTTGAACATTAGGGTAGGACCCGAATAGAATCCAGATGCCCACCCTATGTTTAGTTCACCAAATGCCGGGAATGATTTGGCCGGTGAATCCATAAGCACCAAGGGCAGCAACAACGCCAAGCATTGCAGCGAGACCGTTAATGCGTTCTGCTTTTTCATTCATGATAATTCTGTATAAAGGGGCGTAATCGTGGTCAATGTACATACGTGGTTCAGTCGCAAATAAATTAAGCTTTCCACGTTCTTCAGTTGTTGTGGTCATTAATGTTTTGTATAGATTTGCTCAACTTCTGTAGTATAACTTCATACTCTTTGTAGCGTGGGCTTTTAATTGAAATGTGGTGCTGCATATAATAAATGGTAGCAACACGCACTTCCTTTAGCTCTTCAGTTGTAAGTTCCATGAGATATATTAGGCCCTATTGTGAGAGCCTAACATTTTAAAGAGCGTTACCTCGCGGTAAAACTTCTTCTGGAAACACAAAGCTTTCATGCGGCTGGTCAACAGGGGCTAACCATGCACGTAAGCCTTCATTCAAAAGAATGTTTTTCGTATAGAAAGTTTCAAACTCAGGATCCTCTGCTGCACGTATCTCTTGACTTACGAAGTCATAAGCGCGGAGATTAAGTGCAAGACCGATGATTCCAATACTGGAGACCCAGAGCCCCATAACAGGTACAAAAAGCATAAAGAAATGAAGCCAGCGCTTATTACTGAAAGCAACTCCAAAGATCTGAGACCAGAATCTATTCGCTGTGACCATTGAATAGGTTTCTTCCTCTTGAGTTGGCTCAAATGCCTTGAATGTATTAGATGATTCTCCATCTTCGTAAAGCGTATTTTCTACAGTTGCACCATGGATTGCACACAGAAGTGCGCCTCCAAGTATTCCTGCAACTCCCATCATATGAAATGGATTGAGTGTCCAGTTATGGAAACCCTGTAGAAATAGTAGGAATCTGAAGATTGCCGCTACGCCAAACGAAGGGGCGAAGAACCAACTGCTTTGGCCAAGGGGATAGATGAGGAAAACTGACGTGAAAACGGCAATAGGTCCGCTGAACGCAATCGCGTTATAAGGCCGGATGCCGACGAGTCTTGCGATCTCGAATTGTCGGAGCATGAAGCCAATGAGGGCAAAGGCACCATGAAGAGCAACGAAAGTCCACAGGCCACCAAGCTGGCACCAGCGGATGAAACTGCCTTGTGCTTCAGGACCCCAGAGCAGTAGGAGCGAATGTCCCATCGCGTCAGCTGGTGACGAGACTGCTGCTGTGAGGAAGTTGGCACCTTCAAGGTAACTGGAAGCAAGCCCGTGCGTGTACCAGGAGGTGACGAAGGTGGTTCCTGTGAGCCATCCTCCGATAGCAAGATAAGCAGTAGGGAAAAGCAGGAGACCGCTCCAACCCACAAAAACAAACCGATCACGTTTGAGCCAGTCATCAAGTGTGTCGAACCAAGCTCTCCTGTCTGTAGAAAGTTGTCCATTAAGTGTCGTCATTACTAGATTTTGTTAATACAACTGTGCTGGGTCTCCTAAGAATTATGAAACCATGTTTGCGGCGGGCTACTACTCCCTCGTAAATAGATTTACCACCGATGCATATCTCTAGTTCGTCACTAGAAGTAATGCCCAGCTCCTGCATAACAAGAGCCAGGCGGGCGAGGAATTCCTCTTTAAACTGCATCAGCCGATAGCAGGTGCTTTCAGAGCGATTGGCACGATATTGTTCGAAGCCAGATCAAGAGGGAAGTTGTGAGCATTGCGCTCGTGCATGACTTCCATGCCAAGGTCGGCACGGTTCAGTACATCAGCCCAAGTATTGATAACTTGACCTTCGCCAGACAGGATTGACTGGTTGAAGTTAAAACCATTTAGGTTAAACGCCATAGTAGAAACTCCAAGGGCAGTAAACCAAATGCCAACGACGGGCCAGCTAGCAAGGAAGAAATGAAGACTACGACTATTGTTAAACGAAGCATATTGGAAGATAAGCCTTCCGAAATACCCATGCGCCGCAACGATATTGTAGGTTTCTTCTTCTTGACCGAACTTATAACCGTTGTTGAGCGATACGTCTTCAGTAGTTTCTCTGACCAAGGACGACGTGACAAGAGATCCGTGCATAGCACTGAACAAACTCCCACCAAACACACCAGCCACTCCAAGCATGTGAAAAGGATGCATAAGAATATTATGCTCAGCTTGGAAAACCAGCATGAAGTTGAACGTACCGGAAATGCCCAACGGCATGCCGTCAGAAAAAGAACCTTGTCCAAACGGATATACCAGGAATACCGCACTAGCTGCGGCAACTGGGGCAGAATATGCAACACAGATCCAAGGCCTCATTCCTAATCGATAACTAAGTTCCCATTCGCGTCCCATGTAAGCGAAGACACCGATAAGAAAGTGGAAGACGACAAGTTGGTATGGTCCTCCGTTGTAGAGCCACTCATCAAGGCTTGCGGCTTCCCAGATTGGGTAAAAATGTAAGCCGATTGCGTTACTTGAGGGAACAACAGCTCCTGAGATAATGTTGTTTCCGTATAGCAGGGATCCTGCAACTGGTTCTCTAATTCCATCGATATCAACAGGTGGGGCTGCAACGAATGCAACAATGAAGCAAATTGTAGCGGCGAGTAATGTAGGGATCATAAGTACACCAAACCAACCGACATACAGACGGTTGTTGGTGGAGGTGACCCACTCGCAAAAATTTTCCCAGATATTACGGGCCTGGGTACCCGAAATTGTAGCTTGTGCCATTTTTAAATAAGACGATTTTTCGGGTATGACTCAGCCGGTTAAGGCCTACATTAAGTATTGTAATATCTTTATCCTCAAACAATGAGTGTATTAATACTCACTTTGAAGTAAATTTTCGATATTATCAAAGTCACAAAATAGCTCATCCGCTTTTAAACAACGAATGAGCTTTCTTTCTTTTCTGATTTTCTCAAGACGATCTAAATTTCCCTTAGTGCGTTCGTGCCTGGAAGTTTTAGACATGAATTCTCCTTGAACTATCCTTAATATATAATTAAATGCTCATAAAAGTGGAGCAATAATAATGTACTTAAAGATAGGTCACTGATGTATAAGCAACACCAGGACGTGTAAGTCCTATGATCTCTGCTGCCCTGAATGATAGATCAAGATCACGTTTTCCAACATATGGGCCACGATCATTGATGCGAACATCTACACAACCGTTAAGGCAAACTCGAAGCCTTGTCCCAAACGGAAGTGTCTTGTGTGCAGCTGTTAAGGCATACATATTGTAGACCTCACCATTTGCAGTAGTTCTTCCATGAAAGTATGGCCCATACCACGATGTTTCCATTGAAGTATCAGCCGCTTTTACAGGAAGACTTACTACAGCCAATGCTGCAGCTGCTATTGCACTAAGAAGTTTAGTCATTATTAATTTAAAGAAATTAGTTACCAATGTAACAATTACAAAAGGGGGATATGTTCCCCCTATATATCAAGCAGTCACTAGTTGCTTAGCAACAGTCATTGCTTTCTTGCTGATATCGAAGCCAGCTCCGAAGTTAGCTCGTGCAAACTGACGCTTAGTACCGGCAGCGGTTTGGTTAAGCGTGGAAGTCTCCAGCTCAGTGATGGCATTGACACCATTCCAGACAGAGTACGGAGCAAAGTCCATACCTTTGCCATAACGGAAGAGACGCTCAAGCTTCTCGCGCTTGCGGAATACTTGATCTTCTTCAACGTTGTAAACCTCGTTGACAAACTCACGGAATCCAGTCATGCCCATAGAGGCACGGGAGAATTCTTTCATCAGATCAATCTGCTCATCAAATGATTGACGTGCAGTGTCGATTGATTGAATGAGTACATCAAACTGTTCGTTAGCACCATTCTTATGGGTGATGCTGCGTCCAGCACCACTGTCCCTTAAACAGGCAACAAGAGTGTTCTTGCAGACAACTCTATGGTCAGTGAACTTTGCACCACAACCAGTTTTGCCGTCATGGCCGAGATAGCCAACTAAACGACGTTTGATTGTGTCTCCAGGGACGACGTCCGACGACGCACCACGGAGTGTGGCGGTAAAGGCGACTTTGGCCCCGTCTGCCAGTACGACGACGCAATCCATATCCGCCTCCTCACGGATGAACTCCGCCATGCGTAAGAGGGCTTCGTTCTGCACCAGCTCGTATTGCTTAGTGACGACACCAAGGAGAACTTGGGTGTCTGTTCGGACAACTCCGAAGGTGCCAGATGGCTGGTCAATGTGAGGCAAGTTTGTGTCGCCGTCAGGCCAGACTGGGTAGGAAAGCTCTCGCTTCTCCACACTGAATAGCGCGTCTGCGATTTCAAACGCTTCTCGCGCTGGGAGTGTTCCGTCAGTGACGGCCCCTTGGCCATGCCAAGCAGATTCTCCGTTGCCGAGCCAGCCTGATGTGAAATTTGAAGGCATGATTTCGTAGCCATGTATTGGACATTGAGGTTGAAAGGCGCTGAGAAGCGCCAATGGTTAAAAGTAAAATGCCTACCTATTTATTTCCTTTTGCCCCTACGTGAGTCGTCGCTTATTGGGTTGCAAGGACTATACGAGAATGATTATCACTAATGGTATAAACCGATACTTTTTCATGAAAAATGTATATTTTGGACTCACAAGTGCGTTTACTCAAAGTTACTTTCTTGAATAATTGCTTGCTTGAGACGATTGGCTTTTGAGCCAGGCGGATACTCGCCAGCCATAAACATTTGTCTGATTTGTGGATCAGAACGTACTTCTCGCTCAAATGCTTGAGCTATAAGTTCGTAACAATAATCACTTACGCTAACTCCCTTAATCGCACAAACACTTTTGAGTAAAGCGTGGCACTCAGGGGCAACATTGAAATTGATTCGTTTATTTGACGTCATTACTACCTCCAAGTTGAAAATATGTTCATATTGTACCTTTGTAAGTAATATTACGCAATAAATCCAACTCATTTGAGTAAGAAGTGCAAATGAATCTTATTGAGAGTGTAGCAATTGTAAACCGTGTTTTTTTGCTCGAATGTTATTGCAAGCACAGAGAAAGGGTGCTTTCTCAATAAAGTTTTTTCTTGAAAATACTACGTTAGCTACACTAAATCTCTTATATATTCTTTTTTTAATACAGTACGCTCTCTTCTCTCTCTATCTATTTAAAATTAAACAGTATGGAGTTTGACGTAGTGTAGCGTAGCAATTTAGTTCGAAAGCACTCAAAGACACTGCACTGCAAGGGATTGCAGTTGCTACGCTAACTTTGAAAATGCTACGCTAAGTTCTGAATCGCTGCGTTTTTTCTTGAATAATTCTGGCAATATAATTATCTAATAAATTTTTAGTTGAATCATCCTCAGCTTCAATTGAAGAGGGTGTTTGATCAAAGTCAGAATTTGAAGTTAAATACTGTGCATAGCCACCACCAGGATCTCTCATTTCTGTAAACATTTCATCTACTCTGTCAACATTGCCTTGTAAAAAGGGGTCATCTGCGACAGTTTCGATTACATCTGTATCAGCATCTCGTTCTTCTTCAGCTAATCGTTTTTCAACTCTATTTCGCTTTCTATCTTGAAAAGCTTGTCTTTCGTCAAAAGAACTGAATATTTTTTTGCCTTTATCATTTAAAGTATATTCAAAGTCGTAATTTCCAGGACCTTCTTCATTGCTACCACCTGCTCGATCATTTAGATAATCAGCGATAGCAGCTATTTCGCGGTCTTTATTAATGTTATTGATGTCTAATGCTCTTGCTCCACGAGCAATTTCCTTATTAGAAAAGTCATCATACAAAGGAGCATATCGCTCTTCAGCAAATGGATTCTTTTTAACTACTTCACCAGTTTCATTGCCTTCGTCATCAGTAGGGTAATAGTCGGTAAGATTATCAGGATTTCTTGCCTTAAGAGACATACCTCCTATTCGTGTTCTTGCCATTGCACAATACATTAAAGCCTATTTAAATTATATAGGCTAATAATTAACGATTCCGGTTGGATTCGAACCAACGACCGACGCTTTAGAAGAGCGCTGCTCTGTTCCACTGAGCTACGGAACCAGTTAAGTAGTCATTGCTTTAATATCGTTTTCAAATATCTCTAGTCCTTTCTCTGTAAGTACATGGTCATACATAGAGTTGAAAACCTTAGGTGGCATAGTGACAATGCTTGCGCCGTTGAAGAAAGATCGCACAGCTCGATGTGGTGTACGAATAGATGCTGCAAGTACTTCAGTACTGCAACCCATATTGCAGAACAAACTAGCGATGCTTCTTACAACTTCTAGCCCTGCGTATCCTTGGTCATCAATACGTCCTACGAAAGGAGACACATAAGTTGCTCCTGCTCTTGCAGCAAGTAGTGCTTGAGCAGCATTGAAGACAAGAGTAACGTTAGTCCTTACTAATTCTTTGTTGAGCACAGCACAGACTTGAAGTCCTTCTTTTGTCATAGGAAGTTTGATCGTAGTTACAGATCCAAAGAGGTCTGACAGACGAATAGCCTCGTCATACATCTCTTCAGGAGTTCCTGAAACTTCCATGCTGATATCTTTTAAGCCAAGATCAGCCAGTGCGTTATATACGTCATCAGGAGTTTTACCTGATTGCCTGATAAGTGTGGGGTTAGTAGTCACGCCGTCAATCAAAGCATATTCTCTGCAAGCTTTGATTTCTTCTACGTCAGCAGTATCGAGAAATATTTTCATGATAGTTGAATGTTTTTGCATCATAATAATGCTAGTTAGTTGATACCCAGAACGAGACTTGAACTCGCACGACATAAGTCAGCGGATTTTAAGTCCGATGCGTCTACCGATTCCGCCACCTGGGCTTAAAGGGGAAAAGGGACCACATAAGGCAGTCCCTCTATTACACAGACAGAAACGACAAAAATGCCTGAAACCCGATCGGGTAGGCGTTGCCGTCGTTCTTCTTCACGCCTGCAATAATGTTAACTAACAATCATTGCAGATGTGATTCAAGCTTTTCAATAGTGTACTTCATAGTACCTAATGCAAAGCCTGATGCACCTGAATAAAACTCAGTTGGTTCTGCATGGGGATCTTCTTCCCACCTAGCAGGTCGTGCTTTTTCACAGTAACCTTTTGACCGATGCAACATGGTTAGCATTTGGTCAATTGTGTCACGTGAGATCATGACCATTTTTTGATCCATTGGTTTGAAGTCAAAAGACATCAAACACGAGAGGCGCGGAGACGCGCCCATTCATGGTCACCAATTCAGATTAGTTGTTTCACGTGTAGGAACTGTAGTCATATTCTCTCTTCTCTTTTGATCTGCTTTATTAGCCACAGTTGAATAATCTGCAGAAACTTGAGAAGCAGGATCAATCATGCCCATTTGTGATCCATAGCTTTTGTGGTCAATCTTTTGCCTAGGAGTGAACTTAGACAATTCTGGTTGGAATTTTTTTAAGTAGTCACCTGCCATTCGGCTTTTACTAGGTGTAAAAGTAGATTGAAACTTTCCTGATTGCGCTGCTTGTGAATAGTTCATAGTTAAATGAAATTATAGGTGCCTACTAGATTGCTGTAATCAGAGCCAAACTTATATCTATCTGTTGTTTTTTTAGCCTTAGACCCCGCTTGTCCAGGCAGATAACCCATACCATCTTTTTCAAATTGTGTTTGATAAGGAGACTGAGTTGGAGTAGGAATAGTAGGTACTGTTACTTCGTTTACAGTAGGAGGTTTAAGGTCAGGAATTTCGGGTACATAAGGCTGATACCCTCCTTTAATAGTTCCTTGACTTGTTAATTGTCCAGGTATAGTCGAGTACATTTCTTGCAGTGGATTAGCAGTCATGCCAGTACTTGGATCAAGTGTGTATGCTAATCCAGTAAAGGGATTAACAGGTTGTATTTTAGGACTTCCACTATTATCAAAATCAGTAGCTACTTGAGCCTGACCAGACGTGAACATTTTAGAAGGTGTATAAGAATCAATAGTTTTGTACTCTTCACGAGGTGTTTCAGAGAGTGTTGTAGTTTTAGTTTTTTCACTACGATCACTCATGCCACCATCTAATGTTTTTTCAATTTTTCCATTCAGGAAGTCTTGTGCTTTATTAGTATTTAATCCAGCCAATACATTATTTGTAATATCAGCAACTAAGCTTTCCCGATCTCCAAGATCACTTGTAGATGCCGGTGCTGGCGTTGGAGTTGGTGCTGGTTCAACACCAATTTCATAGTTACCCATTGGGTCATTTGCTTCAGTAGAAGGCAGTGCTATGTTTTCGGAATTGTCGATAATCGCTTGAAGTGCATCATTTTTGCTAGTTAGGTCATTTATTGTATCAATATCTTCTTGAGATCTTCCTGTTGCATTAGTAAGATCTGGTTGAGGGGTTGAATCTAGTTGAGGAGTTGGGTTAAGTTGAAGATTTGAATCTAGTTGAGGATTTGAATCTAATTGAGGAGTTGGTGTCAGAGTTTGAGTACCATTTAATCTCCCATCTATTTTATTATTAATACCATCTACATCAACTAAACCAGAAGGTCGGTTGTTTTGTAGTTGTTGATTCCTTAGATTCTGTTCATAAGCTGCTTTACCTGCTGCATATCTATCATTACTGTTCTGACGTCCCTGTTCATTCCGTTCCAGTTGGTTCTGCCTGTCTTGTTCTTGAAACATTTCTCGTCTAGCAGCAAGGCTTGCCTGCTTTAAAATTTCTTGTCCTTTTTCTGAAGATCTAGCAATACCACTTTTTTGTACTGCTTTTGCAATCTCGTCTTGGCTCATGCCAGCAGCTTTCATACGACGATTATCTTGAGCATTAAAACCACGCCCAAAATTAGTTGCATTTTGATTTTGGATATTTCTTACTTCTTGTGAATTTAATCCTGCCATTTGCAGCCTAGCAGTATCTCTATTGTTCATAGCTCTGCCTGCATTATATGTTACGTTGCCTTTCAGTCTTCCAGCATTATTTACAGCTTTAGCAGGCGCAATAGCTACTGTTTTCCCTGCTTTGTTTGTGCGTGTAAATGCTCCAGTACTTTTTATTGCTTTTTGTCTAGGAGCAGTATTTGCAATTACTTTATTTGACTGTCTAACATCTTTTCTAGCATTTTTTAGATTGGTTTTCTGTTTCTCAGTTCGTTTTGATCTAGGGATGCTTTTAATTCTGTCAATAAGCGGTTGTGCAGATTTCTTCTGCTGCCTAGCTTGCCTTCTTGCTTTAGCTCGTTGCCGTGCTTTTTGTCTTTTATTGCGGTTCTTAGCCATTGATAATTACTAGCAAGTCTTTATCAATGATAATAAATTATTAGCTATATAAATTTAAGCAGTCTCAAATGCAGGACGTTTCTCATCTTGCATGTTTCCGCCTGTTAAATCTCTAGTTTGTCCAGGCTTTTTAGCCGCCTGAATAGCAGCAACATAAGTATTCTTTAATTCTTGTGCATGCTCTGGATTACCTTTGCGTTGCATGTTTATATATAGCGCAGTAAATCTATTCTACTAAGTATTAGTAATTAGATAAAATCTATAAGAGGTGACTAATACTTATGCGATAGATACGTACATAGGTATAGATATGAGTGTCCAGAAAAATAGATGTAGATTTACAGTCACCAGGATTGGCTAGATCAGCCGCAGGATCATATATAACGCAAGTAAATGCTATAGATGATCCTGATGTAAGACGAGTATTAATGCCTGCAAAAGGAGAACATATTCATCACAAAGCGATTTTAAAAACGCTTACTCCGTTATATAAAGGATTATCAGAGTCGGAAGCAGCGGAATTAACTGCACATTTAAACCAATATGGAGGAATAGGTAACCATATTCAAAATTTAATACCAATGCCTGCTTCTACGCATCAAGGTGGTATTCATCCAATGGCAAAAGGATTTGGATATGAATATCATCCAAATAAAAAGGAGCAAGTGGGGTTTGTTCAAGACATTATGGAAGCTAGTGAACTTCCATTGGCTTATAGAAAGCATGTGGGTGAACAATATTTAAAGAAAGCTGTGCCTGATATGAATAATTTTATAAATGATTTATTGACTGAAGCTTATCGAAAAGCAGGAGATAAATTAAATATTTCTCCTCAAATGATGGAAGGCATGCGTGCTAGAGATATCAATAAGATGCAAACACAAGGTGTTGTGCTTGGCAATGTAATAAATAAATAATTGAGTATTTGAGCATTTAAGTAATTACTTGTGCTAATAAAGTAAAATGTAAATATCATACACTGAAGCACCGTGACTAATAGATCTGCAGGAGAATACTTGAATATTACACCTGAACTATTATCTGATATGGAAGCAGAGGAGGTCAGAGCTCAAGCACAAGGTTTAGTCTATGGAAAGAAACCATTCGTTGTTAACGCAGGTGACGGTTCTAAAGTTTATGTTCGTGCCAATGGTGAGAACGGAAATGGACATATAAATGGTAATGGAACTGCAGAAGCTTTTTTCCGTAGTTAAAAAACGAAGAAAAAACCCGCCGAGAGGCGGGTGTATAGCTCAGGAGATTACAGGCTTAGCCAGTAATTCTGCTGCTGGTGCAGTGTTTTCTGCAGGATAGTCTTCTTCCATGAGAGGATCCTCATCGAAGTCAGGTGTTTCATCCACTGGTGCGTTGTTCACAACAGTGCCACCAACAGCTCTTTGAGCTTTGGCAGCTGCAGGGATAGGACCAAGCCCACCCGTAGGGATAGATGCATCAAATCCCAAGTCAATCTTGGGTGATTTGAGCATGAGTGTTTGACCAGTCTTCTTATCGAAGTAGGTCTCAGACACTGTGTTGATGCGTCCAACAACAGTGACAACCCTGCCAATAGGAAGGTTGCCGTTGTTGAAGAGCTTTATCAAGCCGTTGCTGTTCTTGAATTCGATAGCAACGCTCTTATCCTCGGTGAGGTTAGCGAGGACAGTTACTGCAAGAAACTCGCCTGCATTGCCCATGCAAATTTTTGCACTGGCTACACGTCCCTGGAAGGTGACGGTGTTGAAGTCGGCGTAGTTTTTGTACTGAGTCAAGGAGTTCACTACTTACGAGAGTAGTTAAAAAGAACAATGTGAAAGAAAAGCGCCGAGAGGCGCTCTTGAGTTGTTATTAGTCTTCATCAAGTGTGAAGTCATCAGGGCCGCAGCTAATGCTTAGCATTGTGCGGTTGATTATTTGGCAATGGCCAGCATCCTTCAACCAGTCTGCTGCATGTTCATGCATGCCATCTTCCATTAAATGTTCAGCAATAGATTCATGCCACATTTCAAATCTACGTGAGATCATGAGTACAAGCATTTTGTGGATCATGATATCTCCGTCAGCTCTGTCTAAAGCTTCTTGAAGTATGTCTACTGCTATATCTACGATCTTAGATTCGTCAGATGTTTCTGAGCAACAATCGCACTCTTCTCTGTCATGAGGTGCTTTGTCCATCATGGACTTCAGCTCATCCATAGAAAAGCCGTTTGGAATTGACTGGGTCAAATTTCGGTAGTTAAGAACATTCAAAAAGAAAGGCTCCGAGAGGAGCCAGTGGTTCACTTCGTTTGGTTTATCAAGCGTGCCGACAGAAGCGCCGTGCTTGATCTTCTTCGTATTGAAGGAATAACGCTCTATTGCGTCGGTTTTTGAGATCTTCTTGATTCTCTTGATACTCAGGAGTACCAGGATAATCTTCTGGATCTAGGGGTAAATCAGCCATAAGCGGATATAAAGAACAACAGTTCAGAAAGGCTCCGAGAGGAGCCAAACTGTCTTACTTAATTATTACTCAAACGTATTCGCAGCATAAGTGAGCTTGCTCAGCGTCACTGATGAAGTCACCCACAGTCTCTTTCCAAACGGGTGCAGACCCGTCTTTGAGAGTTGTGTACTGAAGTTCGTCAGTGAGATAGCTGAAGGCGTCTTCGTTTTGAGCAATAATCAACGAGAGCCCAGGCACCTCAGCTTTGCTGATGATCTGGAAATCGTAGACTATGCTCATGAATTAACTCATGTAAAAGAACACTAAAAATTAAAGGCTCTGAGAAGAGCCAATTGTGTGTTATTTAGATCGTTGCGTGAGAGTAAATCTCATCACAAGGAAACAGCTGCCAGTTTATGTTTGTCAGATGCTGATGATCTAGCCAGAACATCTCTGCATCTTCATAGGAGTTCCAAACTCCAATAATATCGTCAGCTGCTACGTCGTAGACCGACCACTTCATGAGTTACTAATGTAAGAACATTAGTCCTGAGAGGCGCTGAGCGGCGCCGTTTCTTTGGCTGTTTCTTCTGGCAGAAGGCCAACGTCTTTCTTGAGCTTCTCTACATTCTCACGAATGAGGAGAGCTGTCTTTTCATAGGACAATGCACGTAGTTCCATTAGCTTGATATCTTCTCGTGCTTGTTCCTGCTTGAGTTCTTTGTACTCTGAATCAGGTATTACATAGACTTTCCCATCCAGTGGATGTGTCCAGTTAGAGAAGTTACCAAGAAAATGTGTGATGTCCTGATAATGGGAGTGAGATAACATACCTGCTTATTTATATATAGGCTCCCTTAAATATATAGACTGTTCAGCTATACAGAGAGCCGTAATTACCGCTCTATTTGGTGAGTTTAGCGTACTTCTTGAGGATCTTCTTAGCTTTCTTATATGACTTAGCGTCTTCAGCTTTTTGGTAGAGTTTGATAAGTTTTAGTTCAAGTTCATTCATTTGGATAGGAGTTTACGTTTGAGAGCTTTAAGAGCAGATTTCCGGGCGCGAGCCGCTTGCGGCTTTAACCGCCTCTTCTGCTCTTTAGTCGAGTGATGCTGCCAATTGGGCACAGTAGTCATGTATTTGGATAGTGGCGAAGACAGTTGTTGATAACTTCGACACCTTCAGTTCGACTGAGTATGCCTTTCTCAACAGCATGGAGGACCTCGACTTTTATCTCGGTACAGAGCCGATGTCGAGATGGTTTATCCAGAGCAACAGACTCAGAGATAAAAGCAACTACTGTTAATAAGAACAGGAGTATTGGAGTATGCATGGTGTAAATAATTACAATTACATTGTATTGAATAGAATAGTAATGATATAGATTTAGATGTCATGAATAGAGTTAGAAAAGCTGCCCAATATGTCACTGGTAACTTGGGAAAGTTAGATGACATGACACAGGCAGCAATTCGTGAGCGGATACTGCGAGTACCTGCAGATGGCAGTCAATTGCCACAGGATGCTCGGATGCGTGGGCTTAGACAGATGTTGGCGAACACCATCCATGCCCCTCGTGCCGGTAGTGGTATTCCAACCAGGGGTGGATTCACTAACGACAAGGCTGGAGTTGCCGCCATGCTTGCCACTAGAGGCATCCAGGCAGGTGGATTAACAGCAGCTGGCTTGGGACTAGCTCAGTTGACCACTGCCTTTGGTCAGCAAAACGGTGCTAACCAACAGACAGATACACAGCTGCCGCTGATGTGAGGTCAGAGCTAGATAGTTATTACCTTAGGGCTGTAGAGCCCAGGTATTGGAGGTAACAGGACAAGACTGTGTGACACAGCTTGGTAGTTGAAGAATATGCATAGGAGTGCATATAGGATGTGTTTGACACACATAAATCATTTGTAGATCTAAAAGACACGTACAAATGAAAGGCTCCACGGGGAGCCCTTAGGACACTAGATATGGTGTAGAGGGCGGAATATAACCCCGAGAATCGGGATACACCGCCGCTACCACTAGTGTTCAGAGCACTAAAGGCTCTGTATGTTCCTCATCTTGGTAGGCAAGCCAGGCCTCATGGGAGTACCGGGCTGTCTTTTCTTCGTACCAAGACCACACGTCGAGAGACATCTCATCAACGGTGTCGAGAGGAACGGTGTTTGGTGCGTACATGTGAAGTACATGAAGGACACCAAAAGTGAGAGGCTCCGAGAGGAGCCATAGTCTCAATTGGAGTTCAAGAACTCGTGTAGAGCCTCCAGGTACTTTTCCTTAGAATCAAAGCCCTGTAAGCGGGCTGATTCATCTGTGATTACAGCTGGACGCATAGAACGACGTAGCTCAGACACAGTTGAGCCGTCACGAGAAGCAATCTCGGACATATAGTCGTGTACAAATGAGGACATAGTTGGAATTTATAAAGAACACGACAGTAGAGAAACGCTGAGAGGCGTTCTCCAGTGTGTTTAGGAACCTGCTTGTTTATATATCTGCAGATGTATTGCTTTAGACTTTCTTAACAATTTCTGGATGAAGATTCCAGTATTCGCAATTCTTGAGTACATGAATGCGCTTAATACGTTGGAATGCAGCACCCTGAATATTGTAAGGACTGTCGTCAATCAAAGTGCCGACCATACGGTACTGTTTACGGAGATACTTGAGCATATATTGTTTGGCAATGCCGGAACACTCTATGCCAGTAGATACCATAAGACAGTCGAATGGGATACGCCATTTGGTTAGCCACTGATAAGATTCGAACAATCTTTCAGGTGGACGTGCAGTACAGATAGCTATACGATCACCGAACTTATGCATAAGTCGGAGTAGATCAGTAATAGCGTGATCTGGAGAGAATGACCGAGCTGCATCAAAGAAGTCATCTTTGGTCATTCCAGCAGATTTAAAACCATCAGGTTTAAGAGTTAACGTATCATCTAAGTCGAAGGCATGCACGATGCGCTGCTTAGATGGTGTACGTTTTTGGATACCAATGTATTGGTAATTTTGGATAGCATTCATTAGTTACATTACAGATGTAAAAATGAAATAAAGGTGCCGAGAGGCACCAATAGTTGCTATCAGACGGCTGCAACAGCAGGTTCAGAAGCATCTGCTTCTTTCCGTGCTTTCTTAGCAGCCTTCTTAGCTTTACGCTTGTCTGCTTTAGCGTTGGCGTTATCAACCCAACCCTTAGCAGTAGCGAAAGAGCCGCCGACAGCAAGGCTATCAACGGACCCGTCTTTGTATTCAAGACCTGAATCGAAGACATGGTACTGATTGTCAACAGTGGCAACTTCTTCGAAGAGGCGCACATGGACAGTCATACCGGGGATTTTGAAACGCATAGCGATAGAGAACGAAGTGAACAATGCTCAATAGAGCAATAAGAGGGAAAGGCGCGGAGACGCGCCATAGTCCCATGGTCAGAACAAGGAAGCTTGGACTACAACAGGGGATCCACCCTGAGTAGCAAGCTCTGGTTCGACGAGTGAACACTCAAGCGCCCACAGATCTTTCTGGAGATCCTCAGGCAGCTGAGAGTCAGGACGAGTGAAGGACTTAACAGCATTCACTTTCTTCACAGGCTTAGGTGCTGACTTGGTGTCAGGCACATAGCCATACTTGAGAACAAAGTTATGAATGCAGTCCTTCATCTGTTGCATGGAACGGAAAGTCCTACAACGGTTGGAGCAACCTCCGAAGCCGATGTAAACTCCGTTGCATACAACGAAGGACCAAGTGCTCAAACCTTTAGTGGTTTGCTTGGTCAGAGTGGCAACAGTAAGTTGCATAAAGATCACCTCAGGTGATAAAGAACACAAACAAAGAAAGGTTCCGAGAGGAACCAATCTTGTGTTCAACCGCGAGGCTTATAGAAGTCGTTGTTGGGAGTAATTTCGTAGGTATAGAAACTACCCCACTTATCTTCATAAGCTTCGATGATTGGCTCACACGCTTCATAGGAGCGAGGAGCATAAGGCATCTTGTGCCAGTAAGTGGTATCGTGCTGCTTGCACCAGATAACACATAGTGAGTTAGACATTGATGTCTTATATAAAGAACAGCAAACGATAAAGGCGCCGAGAGGCGCCATAGTTGCGTTCGTTGTTGTTACTCAAGAACACCAAGTGCAATGCAGTGATGCATCATGGCTTCATGCTTGTCAGCTGGCCAGTCCATAGTTCTACATTGCTGAACCTCAGCAGCCTCAAGAGCTGCAATGTGGTTAACAATGTTTGCATGGATGGCGATGATACTGAAGCCAGTAATAGCACCAGCAAGAATTGCAGTGTAAGGATTGTTGAACATAGTGAAAGTTATAAGAACACAACAAGTGATAGGCTCCGAGCGGAGCCCATATGTGTGTTCAGAAAGGGATATCCTCAAAAGGAATCTCCTCTCTTGCAAACACGGCTACCTCGATAGGATCATCGCCGTAGCGTGAAGCGAAAGCCTCTGCTTGTTTGCGTGTTGCGAAGTCATGATAGTTATCTTCGCCATGGCCGTCATCGCAACTGAAAGTTGTGAGGCGAACGGTGTAAACCTTCATGAGGCTGTTACATAAAGAACACTAACTGTTACAGGCGCCGAGAGGCGCCAAAGTGTGTTCAACCTCCGGCTGTTGGTGGGCGTGGTAGGCACAAATATCACAGCTACACAGCCACATAAATGCGGAGCATTAGTGGCAGTAGCGGAAAAGATATGTGCTGAACTGAAGTAGCCTTGAGTTATACATTCACTTAAAGCAAGTGTTATAAACATTCGCTAGCGAAGTTACATAACAAGTGATTGATAACATGAGTTCGATTCACGAACAAATGTAACATAAGAATGCAAATGAATTAACATTTGTTGAATCGGACGTGAAGACTCAGGGTGCTGAAGCTTCAGTAAGCTACCGGCAAACAGATGTGTGCATTACACAGGTAAATAACAGGGGCATCACACAGGTAACTCACAGGTGATAGTTACAGATGATAGCCCCATAGTTTATTTTTTTTGTTTGACAAGGTAGCGGGGCACAGACGGGGTTTGAAGTGTCAAAAATTCTGTAGTACTTTTAGCCCTGTATAGGTTTTTTGCCAGAAGGGGGTGTCTGTTATATAGCAAATAATATTTTTTGAACTTTTTAGCCCTCGTATAGGGCCATTATTCGAGTCGGTTTTTATAGTGATAATTATGTAGTTTCGCTGACATTTGTTGTACAGATACTACTGGTGGCTGTGTTCCCCAAAATAAATAGGTACTGTGGAAAACTATTTTGCCCCTGCTTTTTGTGTCAACTACACTGCTACGCTAAATACGCCTGATTTACTATATATGCCTTTTTTAATACGAGCACTCTCTTATGTACTATCTATTTAATTTTGAAAGGTATAGAACATAGCGTAGTGAACGTAGCATTGTAGTTTTTATAGAATAAGAAGATATGTCTGTTGCATAAAAATGGCTCCTCAAGTAACTCAGGGATTTTTTAACGATCCCATAAAGATGGGAAATTATATTTATAAAGATGCGTTAAAGCAACTTGGTACAAACGCTATAGGACAAAGATTAGGTGCATTGGCTTACCCGGCAGCTGCTGTAATGGCCATACCTCCAACGTTATATAGTGCCTATCAAGCAGGTATAGATCCTGCTGGTGGAATGGCGGCGCTTACTGATTCTAGATATGCACCAGCTAAACCTGCAAATCTTAAACCTGCAAATCTAGACCCTAAGTTATATCCTCCTGCTACTCCTGGTTCATATGCAATTAGTCCTCGAATGCAGAGGTTGTCTGAGGTTCACAGAAAAGTAGATGCAGATATTGCAAGGCTATATCCAAAAGAAGAAAAGCAAAATCCGCCTAGACTTACACCTGATCCTAATAAAACTGGCGCTTTAGGTACTCAACTAAGTATGCGCCAACCTTCACCAGAAGAGATGCTTTCTTTCCTAGGTGGTGCACAGAATTTAGCAATGTATGGCCGTGCTGCTAGTGATTTAGTCCCAGGAATGGGTATAAGAGAGGCAGATGTTCCTCTATCAAGACTGGCAAATGAAGATGATATGGAAGATATGCTCTACGGAGGTAGAACACCAGAAGAAATTAACAGATTACAGCGTGGTGAAGCCCTAGATGAGGTAGTTATCGACAGTGATTACGAATTATCCGACGCAGAAAAGGGCCAAAGAAGTACAGAAGACATTAAAAAGATGGTAAGAGAGCGTAATGCCATGAGAAAAGCCGCAAAACCTGAAACTCAAACTAAAAAAACTGTAGAGCGCCCACAAATTGACGGTAAAACAGACTATATGGTGCCTTATAGAAACGCTGAAATGATGAGAAGGGGTGCATTCTTAGATGCAGATAGCAGTCTGCAGGGATTAAAGAACAGAGAAATGCAAAGGGGCTACATAACTGCAGGTGATAAAAAATATGCCATCACTAATGAGTTCTTAAAGTCGAATGATCCTGCAGATTTAGGGTCTGAACTCAGTGGGGAAGAAGTATCACAGTTAAAAGCACAGGAATTATTGAATAACAGCATTAAAAACGTAACAGCACCATCTGCTACTGCTCAGAATCCAATGCTTGGAGCAGGCGAAGGATTTGATGCAACTGATGGTAAGACAACAAAGTATATGGATGTGTCAACAGCTAATTTTGTAGAAAATATGGCAACACCTGCTGAGATGAATAAGGAATTTGACCCATTTGGTTATGATCCCGAATCTGAACAGTATGCTCAAAACTATTTTGGTTGATATTTAAATATATCTACAATAGATTTAGGCTTATATAGTAGATACTGTGAATCCTCTTACAAATGATTTAATTCGTGGCGCTGAATTAATTGTTGGCGATAGAAAAGCTCAACGTATCAAAGAAAGACAAAATAAACGTGCTGAAGAAGCTGCTTTATTTGCAGATGAGCAGCGAAGGTTGGGCAATCAAGGAACACAAGCTTATATGCCGGATACAGACCTGCTTGATAAGGCAGTTGTAGATCCGTTTGGTGAAATGCAGGATGAACTGCAAACATATAGGGCAGATGACCGTGGATTTACCGAAGATGAGGATACAGGAGTAATCAGAAGGGAAACATTTGAAGAATTACGTGGTGAACCAGTGACAATGGCTCCAAAGTCTGCAGTAGTAGACGCTTTAGCTCAATTACAAAAAGGAACAGCTCAATATGGCTACGATGCCTTCCCAGGAGCTGCAGATGTCGAAGGAAGATTAGAAGATTCCATTACTCCTAACCGTGCTGCTGAAGCATCCCTAGTTTCAGAGATGGTGAGGAGAGATCAAGCCAATCAAAACCCATTACGTCAGGCATACAGCAATATTGCCGCTCAAATTGAAGCAGAAAGGATGCTTCGAGGAGATATGACCAGATCAGGGATGGAAACATTAGAAAGAACTGGACAAATCGCGCAATTAGGAAACTCAGGTGCTCTTAAAGGAGAAGAGGCTAGTAAGTTCTTAGTACAAGACCCAATTATGGGTTATGCAGACACAAGATTAACTCCAGGTGAGACTGTATATACAGATCCACGCACTGGAGCGCCTATTGCAGCGCAAGGGCCAGAAATTCCGCCACATATGTTGATGCAGGCAGCTTCACCAAACAATATGGGCACAAGAGATGGGCTTAATGCTCCAATGAGTGCTGCGGATTGGGCAATTGCCAGACAACCGAATTACCGCCCTTCAGAAACCGGAAGTTCATTCGGAGATTACCCACAAGTAGATATAACGCTGGAAACAACAAATATGGCGAACAAGCTCAAGGAGCTTAGTCAGAATCCAGCATATAGTGGAATGCCCCAGGTCGGAAGTAACATTAGATCATTAGGTGAATATGAGGAAGTAGTAAATTACATTGTTAACCAAGCTAAACAGAATAGAATACCTTTGAGAGTGCGAGGGGAAGAAGGTAAGCCTCAGCCACGGCCATCAATAAATCCAGGCGCAGAAGAAGTTGCCAACCTTTTGTTAAAAACATCAGGTGATGAGGAACGGTTTGCGAATGCCTTGGTGCAGTTAGAAGTAGCGAAACAAAGAGGATTAAATGAGCAACAGTCTGGTGCTTATGCTCAAAGAACACCACTGCAAGGACCAAGTCCATTGGGGGCGCCTCAAGTGGCGTATGACGCAGCTGAGGCACTGAATAATCAAGGCGGAGCTGCTCCACTAGCAAAGATTCCAAAAGGAAGCAAAATTAAAGTAAGAGAAGCGGGTGCAGAAAGGCCTATGGGATCTCCACAGACAAAAGGTTTAAAAGAGTTAGGCATTGTTGCGGAGTTAAAGAGAAGAGGTGAAAAGCCTTATATCGGTGCAGTGAGGGGCGAAGAAAAACCAACCGGTCGTGGCATGTACTTTGGTAGAGATGAGATTGACACAAGAGAAACTCGTATTGCTCAGCTGAAAGAGAATATAAGAAAGCGTGGTCAAGGTCCAAATCCAATAAGACAAGCTGAGTATCGGGATGAGATGGGTAAATTACGGGATAAACAAGTAAGAACTTACGTTGCTCGTAAACGTGCAGAAGATGCACAACGGAGACGTGCTGAGCAGGCAAGTGAAATTATCAGTCGGCTTCCGCCCTCTGCTTTACAGACAAGACTTCCACGGAGAGCCTGATCATGAAAAACCAATACGATCCAGCAGTAATACAAAACGGCACACGTATCAGAAGAGAACGTGAGGAAACTCCTCAAACCTTTCAAGGTGACAGGCCCAGGATGGCTGGAGAAAGGGGAGAGTTTGCATTAGATATCATTAACAATCCGCAAGTCGCTGCAAGTATCGGTCAATGGAACGATCAGTTTAATCAGTCAAATGAAGGCTTTGAGTTTAATCAAGCTAAAATGACAATGTCGGGTAATCATCCTGATCAGATTAGAGAAAGACAGATGATGATGGCGCAAGCCGAACAACAGAAATCTAAGGAGCAAGGATGATGGTTGGTTCAGCAACACGATTAATTTCTAAAGCAACTCCAGCAATTCAAAGGTTGTTTGGTATCGGTCAAAAACTGCAAGGCCCTGCAATGGCACCTACCAGGATGTTACCTGGTGTAGGAATGAGTGGAAAAACAGTTGCAGACGTTGTAGGTAATACCAGCAGAATGGCTGGAGGACGTTTAGGAGAACTTGCAGCGTTCTATGGTCCAGATGCATTAATGGCTGGAATTGGTGCGGTAATGGCGCCGGGAGATTTAGTAGATAAGGGATTATATTTTGCGACTGATTTTGGTGGGTCCGCACTTGGAGGTAAAGCTGCCAGAGGGTTAACTAAAAAGTTTATGCCAAACTCTGGACAAACAATGGCTTTATTAGCTGATATGGGAGGAAGCCAAGCCGGATATATGGTAGGTGCTGGTATTGGAGATCAACTCGCAAGAGTTAAAGGAGGAGGGACAACTCCGTATGAAAAACTTATGGATCAAGACCGAAGGGCATTAGAGCAACAGATACTTGCTCAGCACGGACTTGCAGGATACTCACCTGTGGACTTCTTCCTTCAGCAGAATGGATTGGCGTAATGGCAGATTTAAACTCAAAGTTAAATGAGTTCCTAACAGGCTTCAGGGGTTCAATGGATGAAGGAAGTGAAGACTTCCGTGAAGCATACTTTGAAGCACGTAAGGCTAAAGGAAAAGATCCTACGGACTCCCAAAAATTTAGTCAGATGATTGGGACCAACCCAACAATTACGACTCTTCGAGATCTAACAGGAACTTCGAATCCAGAAGATCGTGAAGCCCGACGTGCGATGGGTATGGGGTTGAAGGATACAAAGTCAGGCAAAGCGGGGCAGCTGCTAGGGCGTTTAGGTAATGACATTATCAATGACAAGACACGAAGCATCTGGTGGCTGCTGAACGCTCCTCAGGCTGTAGCCACGGTGGGTGCTGAAGCTGCAGTGAGCCAAGCCAATCCCAATCTCTATAAACAGGACTACGTACAGCGACCAGGCACAAACACAAAGGTAGATCGCAGAGTACGGGTTGATCCGTCAACTCAGAAGACTGCAGTAGATATGGGGATACTCGATGAGAAGACTAAAAGGACAAGAGCTGGGTACAGCAAGCAATTCGATCCAGAAACTAAACAGCAGTACTACACCAAAAGAAGGTACGCACCTGGAGCAGTAGCAACGTTAACTGCACCCGCAGCATTAGCGATTAACGCAGGTATGGGGCTTACAAACTTTATGGGAGGAACTGATGGATACACCGCTGCTATGCCAAGTCAGGAAGACCCAACAAAAACTTCAAACATCATTGGTGAAGTAGCTGCTAAATATATCCTTGGTAGGACTGGACAATTGCTTCCTTGGGATGAATTTAAAAAAGTAAGGCCAGATGTCAGCAAGGGCGATTACATGAGATATAAAGCATTTAAGTATGATAAAAAAGCGGACCTAAATCCATTTGATGATGGAAATATTACGTTGCCTACTGGTGTACTTAAAGCCACTACTGAAGGCATTCACGGACCTGAAGTTCAATTCCTTGGGCGCAGTCTACCTGTTGCAACAACAATACTTCCCACTGTCACAGCTATTGCTGGTACTGCTTCTGGTGTCAGGACAAAAACTCCAATTAGGCAAGGTTTAATGAGAGGGTTTGGAGGTTATGCAGCCGGTGCAGTTGTAGGTAATATAATTGAGAATGAAAGGCGTAATCGTAATCAGGCTGCTTACGCTCAGATGCCACGAACAATGGCATTAAATCCTGAATCATCTGAGGTAGGTTTCTAATGTACGTACCAGTTGGAGACATAACAGACTTTCTTGATGGAGATGATTTTTACGGGGAAATGGCACAGCGTTTTGCTGCAGCTGATAGTTTCCAAGATAGGTATCTAGCTTCAGCAGCAGCAGATGCAATTGGCGCTGAAACTCAAAATGCAATAGACATGGCTACAGGTGCATTGAATAGAGCAAGAGACGGAAGAGATGGGAGAGATGGGCTTGGTTTTCTAAGCAATCCTTACGTTCAATCGACAATAGGTTCAGGTATAAAAGGATTATTTGACAATGGAAATTCAGATGTTGTAACAGACTTTACTCCACTAGACCTGGACCTTGGCATTACAGTACCTTCTGAATTTAGTGGAAGTAATTTATTTTCAAGTTTGTAAAATGGATAAAGGTAAGAAGAAAGTAAATGGCTAGAAGTTTTAGTTACGTAAGTAATCCATATACCGGGTATCGCGGGGGATATGCATATCGCAGTGAAGATCCTACGTTTAACGTACAGCCAGGTGGATTCTCAAAAGCTGCAGGACTATCTACACTTCCAAGTGTTTATAAATCAATAAAAGCTAAAAGTCCAGATTACACTGGTATAACTGGAGAATATGCAACAGGAAACGCAATTACCGATGCATCAATAATTGCTAATGCTGGAGCTTTACAAGCGAATGAAAATAAACTCCAACAACTAGAAGAATTACAGAGCTTAAGTGGAGGATCAGGAGGAGGAGGTGGTGGCAGTTCAGGAATGCTTAGTTCAGGGTTAGGTTTATTAGGAGGAGTTGCAGGATCATTCATACCAGGACTCGGACCAGTGGGTTCAATGGCCGGATCATTTTTAGGTAAAACTGTAGGTGGTGCTCTTGAAGGAATCTTCTAACTAAGTATTGGTAAAATAATTAAAGACATACAATTGCAAAAATATTATGGGTTATATAGGTGCTGGATTATTGGCTTTAGGGGCACTGCCTTTAATCCCAATGGTAGCTGATACTCCTAGATATTTAGAAAAGGGAGTAGTAGATGCGGGATTTAACGAGGATAATGAATTAGACATTGGTTTGCAACGATTTGTCCCGGGCTTTGATATAGATAGAGTAACCAGAAAAGCAGAAAAAAGAAGAAGCAGAGAGGCGTACCAAGATCCTAGGGTTGCAAAAATTCTTGAAGTAGCTGGGACACCCGATAGTGGAATTCCAGAATATGATATGTCGCAAGATCCTTATGAATTCGCAAATAAATATAGGACAAAAGCACAGCCAGTAATTTTACAAAATCAATTGGATCTAAGCACAGCCATAGGTGATGCAAAATTTGATAGCAAAAGCGCTACAGATGCAAGGGCCGTTCGTGATAAAGGACTGCTACAGCAAAGTCAAATGCTGGCAGCAAGTTTAGAGCAGATTAGACAACAAGGAGTTCGTGCAGATAATGAGGCAGCGTATAACATGAGAAGGTTAGAGATAGGAGATGAGCGAGCTTATGAAGAACGTACAGATAGACTTAAGCTTCAAAATCAAATAGCTATGGCTGTGCTTAGA